TGGGTGTCTGCGCCACCGCAGAAATCAGCGTCGAGGTCAGACGCGCGACAGCTCTGCTGTCGCCCAGGGAATCCATCATCATCTTCTTCAGGGATGCCGAATTGATGGCTGTGCTGAAATTGATTTTCTTCTTCGCCTCCAAAGTCGGGGCAAGTGTGTTTTTCGCTTTCAAAGTAAAATCCTCCTTAAAACTCAAAGAAATCCGATAAGTACAGTTGACCCTCTGGGGCGTTCCTCTTGCCGCCTCCCAGGCAGTTGTAGCATTCCGGCGCGGGACAGTCGAGGCAGCGGTTGATCATCGGCTGTGCATCCCCCGACCGCAGCACAGATACAGCGGGCTCGGCCTCCAACGAGTTCCACGGCCGGCAGGCAGGTACAAACGCATAGTCATGGTCATGCACAACGCTCACCTCTCAGGCTACAAGGTCCGCCGCCCCGCCCTGCGCCTCTTGGCCTCGCAGACATGGCAGTAATAATGCTTTCCTCCCCGGTCTATGGCAGAGGTATTCCACTTCTGCCCGCAGTCCCGGCAGTGTCGATATACGGGTGCGGCGGGTTCTATGCGCTGATACCCGGGCGGGGGCGGGCCTGGACAGAAGGTCATAGCAGGAGCTTGCCCACGTAGCAAATCAGTCCCAGGCACAGCGCCGCCGCCGCGAAGGCCAGTCTGAATCGGATGGGGCTGGAGATTGTGTCCCTCTGCACGTCCTCCTGGGGCTCGTCCATCCAGGGAGAGGAGAGATAGATCAGGGTATCAGGGTACTTCCGCCCCTCACGCATCCGTCGCTCCGCCTGCCATACGGGGACGGCCCGGACATAGAGGTCAGGGTCCAGGGCTTGCTTGATATCGTACACTGTTTTCATTCCGTTCCCTCCGGCAGAAAATGCTTCATGCTTTGCGCCATCCTCTGATAGGTTTCATTGTTCATCAGCATGGATACAACGTTGTCTGTAAGGACTTCTCGTGTAGCGTTGTTGAAATACGCATTTATACCCGCATTGATCTCGTCCTTCATCTTTCGGGCAAAGGTATCAATAGCACCTCGGCTCATTTCATGGGCCATGTTCTTCATCTTAGACTGAGTTTTATTATCGCTCAGTTCATTTTCCACCAGCTCGGCTAGATAGTCTTTCCGGCTCATGGTCCTCGGTTTTTCCATCCAGCCTCCGCCGATCTCGATATCACCTGCCATAAAGTCCGCCACCTGGGCGTCCACGGCTTTGGCTACCGCTTCTTTGGTAAGCGTTTTTATCTCCTCCTTATAAACCTCGGTAATAATGTTCCTGATTTCCCTCTCCACAATATCCCGTGTAAGATTCTTGACGGTGTTCTTGAGTGTCTCCTGGATATACTTCGTAAAGAAAGTGACGTCAATTTCAAATTTGACCCCATCTTCCATTTTCCTCTCATAAACCGAGCTCTCATCGTTATAGGGGCAATCTACCCCATCCTCTTCATAGGAGCACAAAGGCTCTCCATCACAGGTATAGCCTTCAAAATAATCGCACTCCGTGCAACTTTTACTCATAATGAATCCTCCTTTGCCGCTCGGATGGTGATTTCCGTTCGGGGATTCTCTTTGTCATAAAGGACACGACTCCCGTCATGGGAAATCACGATGCGGCTGTTATCGTCGGCCAGAATACCGGCCTCCACCAGCAGATCATCCACCGCCGCTTCCAGATTCAGGCCATCCACCACACGGCGGGAAGCCATGTAGAAGAGGCACTTGATATGCACCGGCGCCTCAATAGGCCGTTCAGGAACCGGGATCAGCTGGGGCAGGGCCAGGGTCTCATAGTCCCTGTGCGCCCTCCCCTGCCGGACCCACTGCCGTTCCGGCTTCCCGCAGACAGGGCAGCGTCTCCCTCTCCCGGCGATCTCCTGGTGGTTCTTCTTGGTCCGGGGCTCTCCCCGGATGGTGTACTGGAGGGGGAAGGAAGGAGCCTTCGGAAGTGTTCCGGACTCTGCCGGGGACTGCTCTGGAGGCTTGTCCTTAGCCCTGCGGCGGCGGTTCTCTTCCAGGACCTTTCGGGCGATCTGCTCCTGGGCCCAGGGTGGGAGGTCTTTGAGGCTCATAGCCAAAGGGCATCCCCCTCCCACTTATGCCTGCTTCGGCACTCTTCCGTAGCGGATTCCCCGCTCGTGGAAAAAGTGCTGCAGGTCAACCAGCTCCTTTTTTGTGAGGTAAGCCCGGAAATCCACAACATAAAGCTGTTGGCCCTCTGCTTCCTTCTCTTCGGCAGGAGCGGCTTCCGGTTTCTTTGGGGGGAGAGGGCCGGCCTTTACCCCCCGGGACGCTTTCTGAGACGCTTGTTTCTGCGCAGCGGCTTCTCTCCGCTTCTGCGCATCTTCCTCCAGCTTTTTCAGCTGTTCCATGCGGTTCATCACGGACCCAAGATCGCCGCACTCCTTGTAGTAGGCCAGCATAGCGGGCTCCTGGGGATGCTTCATGGCAAGAATCCCTGCCACGTCCGACCGGCATTTCTCCACCGCCTGCTCGATCTCCTGCTTCGCCGTGTCCACAGCGTATGTAGCATTTCGCCAGCGGGGGTTATAGAGTTTCCCCCAAGGGAGGTATGGCTTCATGTCACCAATTACAGCGTCATAGTGCCGCAGCAGGCCCGACACCTTTTCCTCCGCTCTTTTTTCTTCAAAGCGCTTGACCTGACTGTCCAAGTTGACGATGCCTTTTTCGCAAATAGCGGTGAGCTCTTTCACCTTCCCCTCAAATCGCTTCAGGGGTTGCTCGTAGAGCTTTTTGACCAACTTTCGCGAATCTTCAATCGCTTCCCGGGTCTTGCGGATGGAGGCCAGGTCTTTCCTGGCCTCTTTGATGCCGTCCTCGGTGACCACCAGGGAGGTATAGGGGGCCATCATTTCCTCCAGGCCCTCCTTGCAGACGGCAAAATTGGCCTCGATCTCAAGGTCTTGCATTGCCTTCAGGTCGGTGCTGACCGCGAAATTCACCTCACGCATCCTTCTTATCCTCCGTGAAGCAGCGGAACAGGTCCTCTGCCAATAAGAGAGCAGCAGCTTTGGGATTCTCCTTCAAGGTCATCTTGACGAGAGCAAGAAGTCTTGAGGCCATCGAAGCCACATGACCCGACGTTCCATGGATGATGGCCAGAGATTTCCCGCCATCTTTCCCGTTATGGGTGGCACCCATGATGGATTCACACTTCTCATCCAGAAGCACCTTAGCTTCACTCTCGTCGATGATGGTAACTTTCAACATGATTGATTTTCCTTTCTCATAGGGAAAGCACAACCGACGGAAGTGTCCCGTCCTCAACGTGCTTCCAAAATTCAGTTTCTTTCTCTGCCAGGTAGTCCATATCTTCCTGGCACTCTTCCCGCTTAAAGGCATAGGTTCGCAGGCTGATCCCGCCGTGCAAATCGAAGAGAGCTGCAAAAAGGACCGCAAAACTGTACCCCGTCGCCAGAAGCTGGTGGAGAATCTGGATGTAGTAGTGATCCGGCACGGCATCCCGCCACCTATCCCAGGACAACGCATTGGACATCGTCGCCGTTTTGATTTCCAGCACACCCCGCCGGTGGTCCTTGGTCAGTAGTTCCCCGTCCAAGGTGGCGTAGAGGTAGGGCTTGTCCGCTTGGTAGAGCATATCGAACTGGTGATACTCCAGCGTCAGTTCCGGGTACAGGGCCTGAAACATGGTCCGCAGGGCCGGTTCCATCCGGTTCCCCCGCTCCACTACGGTCTTCCCAGAGAGGTCACGGGGCTTGTCCAGCCCCGTTTTCAACCGCCACAGTTTTGTCGCGGTGGTGAAGGGAGATTCCCCCAGGACAGCTGCCGCCTCTGAGGCGCCAATGCCATTCTGTCTGCCCTCCAGCCAGGAGGCCCGATCAGGAAAAGTAAGCCGTTTGGGTTCCCGCATAGAGTTCTCCTTGATTTCCTCATCAGTTATGTTATAATGACCACAGGACCTAATCTGTTCTTTGTTTTGTCCTTCTCTGCCCCTCAGAGGCGCTAACTCTGGGGGGCATTCCTTCGCCCTCAAAGCGCTATCACCACACTGCCATTTTCAATCTCATCCTTCAGCTTCCATCCCAGATAACTTTTGATCGTCTCCCGGGCACGGAGCTTCCACATCCCGCCGTCGGCCTCGATGAAGCTGATGCCCCGCTCATTGATGCGGATCAGGAAAATGCTCTCCGGCTGCTCCACCTCCTGAAAAGTACGGTAGGGCCGCAGGGCGATAATAGGCTTGATGGTCTCATTGGCCTGAAGGTCAATTCCCTTCTTGGTCACAATAGTAGTTGCAACGCCGTTGTCATTGAAGGTGATCTTCGCCCCTGTAGAAATCTCGCTGAGGAGCTTTTGGATATAGGGCATATCCGCCGTCTCCTGGAAGCGAGTGCGAAGGGCGATCTGCATTTCCTCAAAAGGCAGTTCTACCCGCTCGTCCCAACCGGGAACGTCAGTAGCGTGGGCCTCATAGTAAACCGGCCGTACTGCCCTCTGATCGTAGTCAGGATGGCCGAAGCAGCGGACCGTCAGGTGGTCGGGAATCGTGATGTACAGGGCCTTCCCATCCTCTTCCGCCCGATGGGAAAATTCGGTCTTGACCAGCTGTACCAAAGCGTCCAAGCTGTTCAGGGGCAAGGTATCAGGGATGATGGCTTTGGGGAAAACCTCACTGATCTTCCCGTTCTGGGTCACCAGATAAGTCACACCTCCAACCTCAACGGTCTGAGGCTGTGCCGTCTCTTGGATGCGGTCATACACTTCTTTCAGCATTCGTTTTTTCCTCCTTAGTTAATGACTTTCAACAGCGGCGGCCGCTGCTGCTCTGCGCCTTCGATGTCCATCTGACCTGGCAACTGGGCTACCATCTCTACCACATTCTGCTCGTCCGCGACATAAAGGGACGTTACAACAGGGTTGGTCGCAGCCAGCACGGGCTTGACCACGGTTCCTACCGTGATATGCTCCCGCTCATCATCAGGCGTAAAGGTCAGTGTCACCATCAGCTTCCGCTTCGCTGTGGCGCTGGTGTTCGGGTCCAAGATGTTGTCCAGAACCCTAGACATTTCGTAGTCTACACGCTCCATGATGGCCCCCTGGGCCATTTGCAGGATGGACTTTCTGTCCTCTTGTGTCATGGGATACCTCCCTTCTTCCGTTTTTAGGGGGAGTGGGATTCCCCTCCAGCACCGAACAAGCGATTTCCTGTCCGTCGGGCATGGCCTCCATCCTTCGCAGGAGCTATAACACGGGTGCGCTCATCTTGTCAGGGGTTTCCCACGACGCCCCTGCGGGGCGTTTCGGCAAGTAACCGGCTTGCCATCATCAGGTGGGATTTCAGCAGACCTTTGTGTATTGGGCATCCTCTTTGGGTTTTTCCTCTTCCTCGCCAACCCGGACCACTCTCAAATCACCCTCCAGGCCAAGACTTTCAAGTCTTTTCTGATAGAGAAACAGCGTTGCTCTCGCAAATACATCCATCTTTTCATCCATTGCTATCCCCTCCTTTTGGTTTGATTCAAGATATGTTCCTGGGCTTGTCCAAGTTGACTGCTGGACTATCACCCCTTCTCCCTTCCCCCCACCTTGTGGTAGACTTAAAGAATTAGATAGAAAGGTTGTGTGACTATGTACGATCCCATCACCGGCAAGATATACCCCTCTATCGCCCCGGATTCCACTCCCGCTGACCGTCTGGCCCAATCCATGAACCAAAACCTCAAGCCGTTGGAATATCTAAAGCGTCTGGATGAATTGGAGCAGATGACCAAAGCGGCGGCGGAAGCGGTGAAGATAGCCCAAGATCAAGCCGAGCTGGCTCATCAGCAGGCGGAAGCGTCTGCGAAAAGAGCGCATCAGTCATTCGTGATTTCTATCATTTCGCTCTGCATCGGTGGCCTCGGGCTTCTTCTTTCGCTTCTTCCCTATCTTCCATTTTAGTTCTGGGAAGCCTTCAATAAGCCAAACGATATTGACCAAAGATACAACGATAGCAATGAAGGATGTTAGTCCAGCCAGCAAAGCAATCAAATCTCTAAGGTCCACGAAATCACCTCCTTCTTCTCCATACCGCCCCCGTCAGGGGCGGTTTTCTCTCTCCCCTTCACGCGCTGTCTGTTTCGCATTGCTATTGCCCGTCCTCCATGGTAGAATTGGAGCAACAGGAGGCGAATAGTCATGTTAGCGATAGACAGAGATTCTCTTGATATACTTTCCGATCTCAACAACGCCTGGGCTGAAAACCACAGTGGCGTTCCACATGAAGAACTAGATTTTTCCGATGATACGTTTCTTTTTCTGCTTCATAACGAACTTATCAAAGCTCCTGAAACAACTGTGATTGAAATCGAAGGTGATCCCCTCATCGTCTACGAAGGGATGATATACATCACGCCTCAAGGGCGCGGTGTTTTGGAAGCTAAAGAAGATGCAGCGTCAGAAGCCGGCGAGATACGCCGCCACAATGCCAAGCAAGAAAAACAAGCACGCTTTTACAATCAAACCGCCGTAGTTTCTGTGATCGTTTCGATTCTCAGTTTTGCTTTTGGTGTCATTGTTGAATACCGTTCTGGAATTATGGAGCGTATTATCGACCTTATTGGTTAAGGGTTTAGGATCATGCATCGTCTCACCTCCCCCCCATTCCTCCCGTGGGGAGGATTTTTATGCGCTATCCTGCATCTCTGCCTATTGCCCCTTCCCACACCCTGTGGTAGAATTTAGGCGGAGAAAGGAGGTGAGCTACGTGGACTTCAAAATTAGTATCGAGTGTAAAAAATGCCTGTGCTCATTTGAATTGCGCCCTCAAGACTTCAAGGATCGTCCGTCTATGGAATGCCCGAATTGTGGTCAAGCATTTCCAAGCGAACCTTACCAAAGGATAAAAACAGGTGTTTGTGCTTTGGGTGCTGTTGAAGAATGTATCTGTGAGGATAGCAACAATCCATTTTCTTACCTATTCAATGTCCAGGTAAAAAGTTTCAAGAACTCATATAACTTTTGATAGGAAAGAGAGTTAAATCTTTGCTTTTCGAAGTCGGCTTTTCGCTACGGCTAGCAATAATTCTGCTTGCTGAAACGAAAGGCCGTTCTTTGTTAGCAGTTTGCAAATTTCACTGGGTATATCACGCATCTTATCGGGCGGAATGCTCGCTAATACATCTTCTGGCTTGTCGTTGTCCATCATGGAAATAATTTCATCCAATGTCATATCCCCCCTCACCTCCTTTTTTCTCCTCCCCTCTAAGAGGCAGGTAATTTCTTTTGCGAGTATAATAGCTTCCATCCTCTCACCCCCCTTCACGCGCTGTCCTGCGTTTCGCTCTTGAATAAGTATTCAAGACGCATACCAGGGAAGAAGGTATCCCTGATTTTGAACGCCTCTCCAACGGAGAACTCCGTCTTTCCGTTGATCTTGTTTTGGACAGTTTTATCGGTGCAACAAAGCAAAGTTTGCAGGTCCACATACCGCACACCAAACCGAGTCATTTCCGCAGCAAGGTTATTCATCGTACTTATCCTCCCTTTGTTTCCGCTATTGCGTTAATTTAGCTAAATAGTACACGAAATTTCGGAAAATGTCAAGGGGAAATACGAATTTATTTTCGCAAATGCGTAAAATATTCTTGACATTATGGAGCTGTCACGATAGAATCAGGGTGAAAGGAGGATTCCCCTATGAACGTTGAAAACCAGTTAAAAGAAGAAATCCTCTCCCGGTACAAAAGTGTTCGGGCTTTTACGCAGATGAATGATCTTCCTTATTCCACGGTTGATTCCATTTTCAAGCGCGGCCTTTCAAACGCTGGCGTTGCTACAATTATCAAAATTTTCAACGCTCTCGACTTGGATATCGAAAGCATTCAGGAAGGATGTCTCATTCACAAAAAGCAGGAGATAGTGACCAGCCTATCGGAAAAAGCACAGAAGATAGCAGCAGATTACGATTCACTGGATGCCCACGGCCAGCGTATGGTCCGCCTGGTAACTGACGAAGAGAAGAACCGCATGGAGGCAGAAGCCGCCAGAAAGGAGCGAGATACCATGGAGGCGGGTATGCTTGCTCCGCCAGCTCCAACTCCAGAAGAAGAAGCCAAAGCTGAGGCAGAATCGTTTTATCAGGAAGTCCTTCAAGAAAAGAAAATCCAGGCAGAGTTATCAGCTTCACCAAGTACAAATGGAACCGGCGAAAAAATGGCATAAAAAAACCGCCTAGGTAGGCGGGATAAGAAGGGGCGGTGCCGATGAAAAAAGTCTTTTTATATGTCCGTGTCTCCACCGAGGAGCAGGTGATTCACGGCCTATCCATTGAGGCCCAGACTGCCGCACTCCAAGAGTGGGCAAAAGAAAACCACCACCAGGTGGTGGGGGTGTACACGGACGCTGGAGTGTCCGCCCGCAAGCCAGCCTCCAAGCGCCCAGAGCTGCAACGTCTCCTCAATGATGTCCGTGCAGGGATGGGCGAAATGATCGTGTTCACAAAGCTGGACCGTTGGTTTCGTTCCGTGAAAGATTACTACAAAGTCCAGGATATTTTGGAAGCCCACAACGTAAATTGGAAAACCATCCAGGAGGATTATGACACCTACACCGCCTCCGGCCGGCTTAAAATCAATATCATGTTGAGCGTGGCGCAAGACGAAGCCGACCGCACCAGTGAACGGATCAAAGCCGTCAACGAGAGGAAGCGGCAGAAGCTGGAACCCCTCACCGGGACCTGTCCCCCTGGGTATAAGATCGAGGGAAAACGCTATATTAAAGACCCAGCAACAAAGGATGCGATCGAGATATTTTTCAGAAAATACCTAGCCTGTGGTTCCCTGTACCAAGCGTCCAGACTCACAGAGGAGCAGTACGGGCTTCACCTAAGCTATCAAAAGGCCAACAAAATCCTGAACAACACTGCTTACTATGGCCGTTACTTCGACGTTGACGGCATGACCCCTCCCTATATCACCAAGGAGGAATTTGATAAAATACAAGGAATGAGGCGGCGCGTCGTGAGAAAAACAAAGCACAATCGAGTATATCTCTTCTCTGGCCTGGTCATCTGCGGAGAATGCGGGCAGCGGATGGGCGGGCGTGTCAACACAAACCAAGAATCCTTTTTTTATAACTGCACGTCGCACTACATGGCCCGCAGCGGATGCCAAAACACGACGAATCTCTTAGAACGGAAAGTTGAAACCTTCCTCATGGAAACCATCAACGAAAAGATGTCAGAATGGAAGGTCGCAGTGGATCGCCTATACGAGCAGAAAAAGCAGCGTGATTACAAGGGCGAGATTGCCGCCCTCACCTCCAAGGTCGGAAAACTAAAGGACCTATATCTTAACGATCTTATCAGCCTGGAAGAGTATAAAAAAGACCAGGCAACCTATACGGGGAAGATTGATGCCCTCCGCATGGAATCAGCCTCCCAGGAGCGGCCCAACTTTGACAAGGCAGAAAGGCTGCTGTCCGAGGGCTGGGAAACAACCTACCGCAGTATGTCCCGGGAAGGAAAGCAGGAATTTTGGAGGATTCTCATCAAAGAAATCATCATCTACCCAGATCGGCACATGGAGTATACCTTGAATAGCTAATTTTTTTACCATTGATACTTCACAATATATCTCCCTCTGTAGAAGGAGAACTATTATGAAGACAACGGAACTGCCGAGGGATTTATACCCCCGACAGCCCCATCTCTCTCAGAGAAAGTCGTTCTCCTCCAAGCACTTGCGATAAATCTGCTCCACCCTCTCGATGGCCAGCACCGCTTTATCATTGGGGAAATCCGGGTGCTCATCACAGTATCGCTTGTACTCTGTGATATCGTCCAGCACCTCATTGAAGTGCTCCTGGCTATGCCTTCTGCCCTCCAGGGTCTCATCACAAAAGCGCAGAATTTTTTCTCTGGCTTCTCTTGCCTCCCGCCGCTCATCGGCCTGGACGTGCTTATCCAAAGCCTCCGAAAGGTCGTTGACCTTACTAATGACCTCCCCGTTGACTGCGTGTCCGATCTTCTTGAACACGAAAGACCACGGATTGATACGAATGGGGACGAGTTCGATTAGACCAGACCCGAGCAACAGGAAAGCCGCAGCGTCCCCAAGGTAATTCCCGATCCATTCCAACATGATTCAGATCAGCCATTTCCTGCCCAGCACCGCCGCCAGCTCATCCCGGCGGACGTACCGCTCCGGGGCAGTGCCGTCCATGACACCAGCATCGGCGGCCCGCTGCCAGTGGCCCTCTTTCCGGCTCCACGCCGGTTCCGGCAGTGTCTTGGCGTGCAGCTCCGCCTTCTGGGCCAGTTTGTACGCCTGCTCCGGCGTCATTTCCTCAATCATCTGGTCGATGGTCATATCCAGTTCATCCTCCTTGTTGATCATCTGTCCTGCCAGCCGGTCGTTCACTTTTTCTGCGATATCCCCATACCGCCCGAACAGGTAGTTCCCGGGGCAGGACTTCCCCTTGTCCGTGGTATAGCGGTGCGGGACCATGTTGCACACATCCCACCGCCCTGTGTAGGCCGGACAGTTCTCCTTGCCCTCCACCCAGAGCAGCTTCTTGATGCCGTTGCGGCGGCAGATATCCGTACACAGATCAATCAGCGCCGCATAGGCTTCATCGGTACAGGCGTAGGGCTCCTTGTATGCCTGGATGCTGGAAACCTCGATGGTCACCACGCTGTGGTCTACGGCGTGACTGCAGCACCAGGCGCGGTCCTCCTCCCGCACGTACTGCCCGATCCTGCCGTCCGGCCCAATGCCATAGTGGGAGGAAGCCCTGGTAGTCTGGAATACCTGTCCGCAGCCCTCCACGCTCCCGGGGCCTGCCATAGTGTGGATGGAGATCCCCTTGATCTGCTTGTTCCTCGGCTTCGTACAGTAGGGAGACAGCTTTGTATAGTTCACCAGGGGGCTGTTACTCACCGTCATCCCCTCCGCTCTGTGTGCTGTCCCAGATAGACGTGGTTTTGCTCACGGTAACACCCGTCCCCTGAACCTGCTTCACATAGTCGGGTTCTCCCGGAACCACAGAGGAAGCGTCTGTCAGGCCCTCTGCCAGTAAGTACCCAAGCACCGCAGCCCCCTGAAGGATGCAACCACTCACCGTCTGCGCCATGCTTTCGCCGCCGCCGAAGGCCATGATAAGACCCGAAATGAACGCGGCCAGCGCCATCCACAGCTTCCTGCTGGTCAATTTCCTTGCCCAGTCGATTCTCATATTTAACACCTCTTTCCTTAGCGGAACAGATCCGCCAGCGTCTTGTCCTTGGACTTCATGTACTTCCGGCATTCCATCTGCCAGTCGGCCCAGTCATCCCCATAGTCGGTTAGTTTGGCCTCGTGGATGAACTTACGCGTGGCAACATCCACATCCACATTGTCCCGCTTGCAGATAGCCTGGATGGCCTTGCGGTTCTGCCAAAATACGTTCTTTTCCATGATGATATCCTCCTTTGAATTTTCAAGGTTTCCCTCAGCGGAAAACCACTTTTACAACCTTGTCACTCACCCGGTCAATGACCCGGTACGTGAGGCCAGGGACATATCCTTCCGCCGCCGTGGCAACGCCGCCCTCTGCCACCTGACAGAAGCCGTTTACCTGACAGGTCCCGTCATCCCGGACCGCCAGCACCCCCAGCATACCTACTGTGTCCCACTCCTGCCGGTCCCTTCGCTCAACGTAGGGCTGAGACGGATCATATGCAGGGTTCGCTTTCAGCCGCCAGGAAGGCGTCTCATAGTCCACCACCCGGGAGGTGATGCGGTAATACTGTCCGTTCTCCTCCCGCACATCCGGGGCAGTGATGAGGGCAAGGCGTTCCTCATCGGACAGGCCCTCGGGGATATCCAGGGGTTCCCTATCCTCCTCCAGGTACTCCTTCACAAAACGATCAAACTCGTCGTGGACCCAGCGGCCAAGCCAGTCCTCATCACCGTTGCCGACGATGCAGGGGTTGCCGGAGACGATGCCCAGCAGATAGTCCCCCGGACCGGCCAGTTTGAGCCTGTCCCCTTCCAACGTCACGAAGCGGCCCACGCGGTCCTCGGCGTTGGGGTTGCCGTCAGCCCACTCGAAGTATTCGGCATAGTCCGCGCCGCTGGTGTGGAAGCTGCCGACGCCGTAGACGGCCCCAGATCGAGTGATTCGGAAAGCATTGGAAAGGCTTTGTTCATTCATTCCATTACCAATAACCATTGCATCGCCAACAAGATTGCCACCAGTCCCACCGCCTTCCATGGGTTTATTATACATTCCCTGCGCATGAGAGCTATAGTTAGACGCTGTAGTGCCTCTCCCTTCAGCATGGGAGTAATCAGCCGATGCGATAGTTAGACTTCCCTCTGAATGGCTGGCAAAAGCTTGTGATTTTGTAACATATCCCTCAGCATGGCTGTAGGCTCCTGACGCTGAGCTTCGGTCTCCCTCTGCGTGAGAGTTTGTGCCTGATGCAGTGGTACGGTCCCCCTCTGTATGGGATGATTCTCCTGATGCGGTAGTGTAGTTTCCCTCTGCGTGGGAGTATTGGCCTTGCGCACGAGCATTCTTTCCCTCTGCATGAGAATATTTTCCTGATGCAGATACTTGATTTCCAAGTGCAGTACTATTTTCTCCGACGGTAATTCCAGGATATCTCCCCATCGAAATACTTCCAGAGAAAACAGGATTAGGAATACCCACCTGCCCAGTAAGAGCTTGAGCTATAGCCCTCAGCTCCTCCGCACTGATCGCCGGAGGCTGCCCGTCCTTCCAGTCTGGCGCTTCATAAACGCCATTAACGACTGACATCTTCCTTCACCTCCCCTAACGCTTCAAAGTCCGGTTCGCTCCGCCTCGGCTTCTTAGAAGGCGGGGTGAAGCCTTCGATTGCCGGGTTGTTCTTGCGGAACTGCCCGTACTGACACAGCCAGTAGCGGTTGTTCTTCGCTGTCACTCCAAC